ACTACTGTTTAAGCCTACACCCTCCGTATCAAATACTCTGATCTTCATTCTTAGTACTCCACTTAAACTCACTCCAGTTGCAGTCAGGCATAACCTTAATGCAATTAGGGTAGTTATTGTCATAATGGGCTATAACCTCAACAATGTTCATACGAATACCATAAGAACCCCCAGGAACCTTATGTACACTGCCACTATACCCATGAACCTCGTACAGCCCATTATTAAGCTCCACCTTCTCAATGCCTGAGTTCATATGCCAGCTATTACCGTAGGTATAACTACCAGAAAACCCTTGTAGGAGCTTGTAGAACACTTCCTGTTCCCCTGAGGCTTCAGGCTGTATCTTAAGCACTACCCAGTTATCACAAATCATTTAGAAATCATCCTTTCGGCTAACTATAGGAGCCTTAAGTGGCTCTACAGGTTTCAGTGTATACGATTCTAAGTCAAAGTCAAGTGATCCAGCAGAACCATTCCCCAAACCTGTACGATTCTTGCGACCAATCACCACATGTGTCCGATTCTTCTCTACTACATCATCACTATCACGGTCACGCTTAAGAAGCAACTCAAAAGCAGCACGTTTAGTAATCATAGAACTATACATAGAGCCACCATCAGCGTTCTGGTGAGCCACAACTACAATACCCACATTAAGCTTACTTGCCAAGGTAGACAACTGAGTAATAAGGTCTGCAAGCTTACCCTCTTTCTCACTACTGCTACCAGTAACACAGTCCTGAATGGGTTCAATGAAGATGAAGTCCACACCCATAGCAGCTACAAGGTACCGAACCTGCTTGATTAGCTCCTCGTGGCCCTCTTGCATGTCGAAGTCAAAGGTTACGAACCGCTCACTGCTAGAGATTTCACTAATAGCACCTCGTACTTCTTCGTCAAGCCCTTTCTCTTCAATGAACTTCTTAATGGTGACATTCTCACCAAGCTTGTAAGACACCAACCCCAACAAGGACCGAAGCTTAGACTCCTCAAGGTGCATGGCTGCAATCTTGTACTCACTATGGTTAAGAGCACGGTTCTCAAGATACCGACAGAACTCCGTCTTACCCAACCCTGTTTCAGCCTGTACCAGAGTGACGTAGCCCTTAGAAATACCAAGCATCTTCTCATCAAGCTCTTCGATGCCAGTGGTGAAGTATTCAAAGTCAGGGCTGTCCTCATAGAGCTTTAGGTAGTCCTCAGCATCACTGAGAATACTGTCAGGCTTAAACTTCTTAGCGTTCCACCACGCTTGCTTGTACTCTTTAGCCATACCAGCTTGCAAGAAGTCATTAGCGTCCTTCAAGTCCCCGTGGTTCATAATGTAGGTCTTGTCAGGGAAGATTTCACTTACTTTGGCCTGAAGCTTCTGACCTGCCTCATCATTGTCTACACTAAGAACGATCTTATCGAAGCTGTCCAGATACTTCTTACACTTCTCCCAAAGCTTACCTGAAGGACTGGCACTAGGAAAGCTCACCACAGGGTTCACGAAAGAGCCATTCTTAAGCATCTGCCATGCAGAAAGAGCATCCAGTTCTCCCTCTGTACACACCACTACCTTAGAGCACCCAGCAGGAAACAAGTTCATACCGAATAGTTCGTCTCCCTTGAAGCCGTTCTTAGCATGGAAGTCTTTAGGAAGCTTACGAACCTTAACGCCACCAGTCGGATAGGTATACTCCTGTGTACCCCCGTAAGTAACCACACCAAACATCTCCATAGTGTCCTCAGTAATGCCTCGCATGGCAATATAGGAGCCTTCTTGTTCTGTATTGTCCAGCACTTCGTACTCCTCGTTAAATGTGTTGCTGAAGGCGTCCTCCTGCTTGCTAGAAGGGGCCTTTAAGTGGCCTTCTCCTTCTATAAGATAGGGCTTACTGCCTTTTGTCTTCTTAGCCCACAAACGGCCCTTATCATCAGTCCATGTAGCCAACCCGCAGGATAGGCAACTACCTACACCCTTGCTGTCATTCCAGCAGTATGAATCTGACCCGTTTGTGTCAATTTGGTGGTCTGGGCATTGGCCCCGTTGTTCACTACTCATAAATTCTCTCCAGTATATTAAACCTACAACACCAGTAAGGAACTGTAAGTGGGTTGTCAAGGTTGTTCTGTCAGAACCTACTTAAAGTACGAGCTTAAGCTAAACCTACAAAATAAGAGTTTGTTATACAAACAACTTAAGCCCTTACTTAAAGTAATACTTAAGTTCTAACTTATTCATAATTATTATTCATAACAGTTTAAGCTTAAGTTCATACTTTAAGTACCCTGTACCCTGTACTTAGATTAATACCTTTTTTAGCAGTATTTGTAGTGCAGGTAGACCCACTTTATCAGCGTTTGTTGCCCTAAAAGCACATAAATCTTTCAGTGAGTCTAGATGTTGTAGGTTACTTAGGTTCAGTACATACACCTTTTGGTTTGTAGTCTGGGCATCTACCACTAAAATCCATGAAGGCTACAGGTGCATTTGGACCTCCCCACCACATCTCTGCGGCTTTCTTTTCAGCAACACCAAAGTGACGGATGCAGGATGACTTGGTGCAGTCTGACCCACAAAACGACATATCTCTATAGCACATCACAGTTTGTCCTCCTTGTTGATTAGGCCTATAACTTTACCACTTGGTGTACCTTTACTAACATTCATATACCCTTCATCCATAATCTGTTGTAGACCATCAGGAAATGGTGTGGCATTGTTCAGAAAGTCATGCGCTTGCTTGGTCCAGAGGGCATCTGAAAGGGCGTTGTGTTCCGTGGTAAATTGTTTGGGAAGGTCGGTTACACCAAGCTCAACCCGCATTTGCTGAATATCACGGCAAAACATCGGCCAGCCTTTTGGCAAATCCATCATCGTGCCGAACAATTGGCAGAGGGCGACCCAGTCATAAGAACAATAATACGCCCAGAACTCAGGGTCAGCCCCAGCAAAATCAATGATCTCCGAAGCGATGGAATCGCGGGGTTTCAACGGCCCTGACAGGTGCGGCAGTACGTTTATAATCACCCAATCGCTTGCCTTGGTCCTGTCGGTATCCATCGGCTCTGCGTAATAGGTCGCCCCATCTTCACGCACCAATCCGACAGAAAGCAGTTCGATTGTCTTGCCGTCTTCGATAAACTCTGTGTCAAACCAAATCTTCATACTGCACCTCTTTGTGGTCTGATTTACAAAACGTCATATCCTTATAGCACATCATTATGTGTTCTCCTTGTCGATCAGGGATAGGATTTCACCACTTGGCGTACCTTTACCAATATTCATGTACCACTCATCTGCAACTATTGCAGCTTCACGCAGTGCGTCATTGTGGGCTGTGGTCACCTGCACCTCAAGTTCAGCGATGCGGGCAGCTTGGGTGCACAAAGTCCTTGCGTACCTTTCAATCTTTTCTTTGCTAATATCAGTCATCCTACAGTTCCTTTCAGTTTCTCTACAGCACGGTTGTAGCTGTTAATAAAGGTGCTTCGAGCTACACCCATCTCATCCACCACCTGATTAGGACTCTTGCCCTCAAGTGTGTGCTTAATTACTTGAGATTCATTCTCACTTAGTAGGCCCTCAGAAGCCTCAAGTAGCTCTTGGATGCGCTCTTCTTCCAAGCTTGTCTCATCATAACCCAAAGTGTTAGGCTTGACTTCGTCAGTAATGCCCCCCAGAGCCGCTAGAAGTGCCCTCTGAGTGGTGCTTAGGTCTTCTGGCACTGTATCCCTAGCAATGGCACTCACCATGCTTAAAACGTCACCTGATGTAGGTATAGTGACGGGCTTGAGCCTAATGTTGTAGTAGGCGTGCATGGCCTTCCTGGCAATGGTGTAGGTGTTCTCCTTGGGGTGGCCTTGTTGGATACTCTCTAACCCTGCCAAGTAGCCCTCAGAGATGAGGTCGTCTAGCTCTTGGTTGCTTCGGTACTTACGGGCTAGGAGTTGACAGACCTTTAGGAGGTCTTCTTGTGTCATAGTGCTCATTTTACCATTTCCTTTCTTACGTAGACATCACAAACATTTCTATTAACCCAAATCTTTCCAGTGTAAGTTCGCTCTTTGTGGCTTGCCTCACAGTACCAATCAGACTTCTTAAGGGTAGCTAGATTTGGGCCGCTGATTGCTGCGTGTAAAGCGTATGGAAACACGGTTATAACTACAGAAAGTATTAACACTAATGTTGTCATAAGAGTCTTGTAAAACCAATCTTCATAGGTGTCCCGCCAAATCCTGTAAAGTCCCACAATAGTCATAAAAGCTATAAAAACAGCCCAGATGTGTAGAAAGATCATACTTCCCACTCCTCTTCAATCATGTCTGCAATAGTACTAAAGTCTTCCCCATTATCATTCATATCAATACCTTTACCCTCCACCCCACCAATTATATTAGTGATCTTGATGTAGGTCTCACTAGGACCTACGTAAAGTACCAAATCCTCATCTTCTACACACAACTCAGGCTCTTCCCCCAACACCACACTACAGAACACACCAAGACAGCAATAGCCCTCTTCTCCGTCCTCTGTAAGACCCTTAAGGGTTCCTTGTACTTGGGGGTACTTGCCGCTCCGTAGAGCTTCTAGCCATTCAGTTTTCATTTGCTGGTTGCTTTTAGTACTCATGTCTTTTCACTCCAATAGACGTTCTCAAGAATGTTTTCAGCAAGTTTAAGGATTTTCTCTAGGTCTTCTTTAGACACCTTATTATCAGTATCCTGCACAACCTCATAGTCACAAAAAACAGGAGACTCAAGGGCGTATAGCCAATGATCGTCTTCCTCATAAACCCCATGGTAGTGCAGGTTAGCGTACACTAGGAAGTAATGGTTGTTGTACTCTACTTCTACTTCGTATTGGTGGTTGGTCACTGCGTGACTCCTTCTGCTGTTTGCTCAATAGACATCACACGGTTTGTATAGAAGCTGCTATAGCCCCCATCGGAGATGTTAAGCACTGGTACTGGCCCACCAGGATTAAGAGGCTTCTTAGGCTCCTCCAGCATGGCTGTCAATGTACGCTTAGTGTCATTCTTCTTGATGAAAGTGATCTGAAAGGGTTTGTTGTAGCCAATGGTGCTGAGGGTGTGTTGTACAAGTTCTTGTGGGAGTGTGTTGTCCATTGCTTTAGTGTCCTTTTGTTTAACTTATAGATACCTTACGTTGATTCTAGTTCTTTGTCAACTACTTTAGGCAGGGTAATCAAGATTTCCTCAAGCTTAGAAGCTACAAGAGGTTTACGGACCTTATAGCGAACCACACGTACTACACTTTTCCGAATCGAACCACCATTCCAACTACCACTGTTTATCAGAACAACCCCTTCACAACATTTGTCATTAATCACCTTGAAGCTCTTAGGGGCAATTACAAAAGGTTCGTCAGTCTCAATCCTAACGTACCAACCTACAACAGGACAGCCTTTATGGTCATGTTGAATCCAGTCAGTCCAGCCGTCTTCATTGAACTTGAGGTCCATCTTAATTACTCCTAGATGTTTTCTTGAAAACAGACACCATCGTACTCACAATGTCCTCTAGACCATCATTGCCTTCAAGACACTTCCATCCCTTTTCATTCAAGTACACTTCATATGTGTGTCCTTCAGTGTAGGCATGGGACATGCTCTTAATGCACACCAGTAGGTCACCCTCATTAAACTTTGTTCCGCTAATTTTCATGTTGTTTTCTCCTATTAGAAGGGGACTTCCCCGTTTTCATCTCGTGGGTCATTGAAGTAACCCTTAGTCATGTGAACTCTGTGGTTCTCTAGGGACTGACACACAGCACCAAGTTCCTCTAGGGGGGATGCTGGGAGAATGCCCATCTCAATTAGCTGTCGTTCTAGTTCTAGGCTCATTTTCTTGTTCTCCAATATGTCCAACTAACCATACAATGATCTTTACTGAACAATAAGTCAATAA